TTAGCAATATAAAACACTTCTAGCTTAGATAAAGGGTCGGGTGATTTACGTACCACACGCCTGTTAATCTTCTTTCGTTTACGAGTGCTAGCCATATTAAAATTATGACTTACTAATTAAGATAAAGAGATCATCGACACGCTTCTCTAATCGTGTTAGTTGATCCTTCATGCTAGCGCCACCATTAGGTCGCAACTCGTTTAACCAGTTTTTAACTAGAAAACGTAATCCGACTAGACCGCCGGAGAGCACGGCCATAACGCCAGCGCCAAAGCCAGCCCACTCTGTAGGTGTCATGCTTCATCTGCACCGATGCCATAAGCAGAATCGGATCTATCTAACGCTCTAACCGCTGGACCGGCCAAGGCTGAAATAACTACAGCTACAACAGGATCTAATCCCAATTCGTTACTTGCTAAGAATGTTAAGAATGAAACCACTACGCCACGTGCGTATGACTTTAGTACTGCCTGTTGCTTCTTGCTTATTTTCATATCTTGCCCCCTATTAGTGGTATGTCGAACGCTGTGCCATTCAAATCACCTAGTGTTGTAAAGCTAATATGTATGTGCTTCTTATGTGGGTTAATACCTTTGTACTTACGCCACTTCCAATTTAATATCTTCGAGCATATTCGCCCGTTAAAGATGACGTATGATATGCGTGGATCCGATTTGGCTGCGACTCTGATCTGGTCAGCCAGATAAGGTGCGAGACTGTCGGATGACTCCAACCTAGAATTAAGATCAAGACCTCTGACCCACCCAAACCTGTCTGGATTATGATCCGATTTTCTGGCGGAGTGACGACTATCGCCCAACCATCCTTCTGGACTTTTAGTACACCGATCTGGAAACCACGTATCAACTTGATCTCTCAACTGCACACCAGCTGCACATAATTTAGGATTCAAGTTCAATCCAACTTAATGTTAATTCATCCCAACGCCATCTACCTTCTGGCTCAGGTGTTGGTGGTTGCCAATTGTAATGCTCATCTAATGTCCACGATTGATAAGGCTGTGGTGATATAAATACGTCTGCGTCTGTATCATATTTATAACCAATGCCAGCATATTGTTTGCGAATTTTGTTGTTGTATGAAGTCCGTTTAACTGTGTATAAAGTACCTTGTGCGTAATAAGTTTCAGTGTCTAAGCCATCTATTAGTTCAGTTTCGTCTTTGCCAACTATAACTGCAACGACTATATTGTTATTATCTAAATATGCGTAATGTGCCATTATGCCCAACTTACTGTGTCTGATACACCTGCAGCTGTTATTGTTGAAATTTTAAAACCGCCTGATGGTGCTGAAGTTGATTGTGTAACGCCACCGCTAAATGTTGCAGTTAAAGAATCAGCATATTTAAGAATTACAACACCTGAACCTCCTGCACCACCTAAACCTTGACCATTAGTACCACCACCGCCACCACCGCCGCCGCCAGTATTTGCTGTTCCAGCAGTTGCAGTTGTTAAAGTTGCTGAACCTGCACCACCACCACCTGCACCACCCGCACCAGCCGTTGAACCACCTGCACCACCACCGCCGCCGCCTGCATAAGTTACAGATGAACCAGTAATGTTATTTGATGCACCTGCACCACCTGCACCAGCTGTTGAGCCAGAAGCATTACCACCAACGGCACTAGCACCACCGCCGCCACCAGCGGGAAAGCCAGAACCGCTACCACCTGAACCGCCTGCGTAACCTTCTACTGGTGAGAAACCGCCTATGTTGCCTGCTGTGCCAGCACTGCCATTTGTAAAGTTTTCACCGCCACCACCTGAACCGCCTGCTAATAATCCTGTTGAATCTTGTGTAACTCCAGCAGAACCACCATTACTTGTTATAGAACTAAAAACAGAATTACCACCAGATGCGCCTCTAGTGTTATTGGTTGTTGTCGCTGGTGCGCCTGCGCCAACAGTTAATGAATAATTAGTCAGTCTAGATAAAACTAAAGCAGAACCACCAATGGAAGTACGATAACCACCAGCACCGCCACCGCCATCGCCAGTATTATCACTAAAATTACCACCACCACCACCGCCACCAGCAACAACTAAATAGTCAACAGAAATTGGTGGTGGTACTGGAATTCCTATTTGTGCAGCAATTATATTCAACATTTATGCAATAGCCCCAACTACATACCAAGCATTAGCAGCTGTTTTAATACAGGCTGCCGATTTATATTGTGCAAGGGTTGGTGATGCCGCAACTGATCCAGCACTTAATACTGTTGTTGTGCCAGGTGTTACTGCACTAATTGTGCAAGTACCTGCACCGATATTTAATACTGTAATAACTGTGCCTACTGCAAAGTTATATGTAGCATCTGTTGGCAACTTAAATGCAATAGCCGTTGCTTTATTCATTGGTACTAATTGTTGGTATTCATCACCACTAGCAGCTGTGTAATCGGCTGTCTTAGCAGTTTGTACTGTAAAGGCTGGTAGCCCATTCCACATTGTGCTGGTAACTACATCACCAGTCGTGCCTGGCCAGGTTGGCATAATTTCTCCTTAGTAACTTAATACATCTTCATCTAGAGCGCTGTACCCTAGTATAAACCCATCTATGACAGGTTCTAGCGTTGTAAACACTGTCCTAAAGGAATTAGGTGTAATCGTGTTTGCCACGCCAAAGATTTGCAGGGTTTTCTCTAGCTGAGACCCACCTGGCTGGGTTGTGATAACTGTAATTGGATCAAAGAAATCTAGGTCTAAGGCAGCAAGTATGCCTGCATCATAATTAGCGGTGTATAGATCCAGCTCGATGGCATCGCATCGAATGGTTGTCTCAGCTCTAGATGCCACATAAGCCCTGGCATAATCTAGGGCTACCGCATCGGTTTGCATTAGAAGATCCTGCAAGTTATATGAATGGATAAAGTATTTGTCAATAGATGGCTGATTGATGGCTGTCTGTACTGAGCCACCTGAGCGGCTTATCTGTGCTGAATTGAAGATTAAGGTGTCATCTAGTTTCCACATAGCATTGGCGTAGGGAATGCCTGTGCCATCATCGGCAAAGAGTGTGGGTGTTGCACCTATTGATGCAGTAGCAGTTAAGCGATCTTTAAATACAAACTCTCCATTAAAATCAACATAGATAGCGCCATACTCTGAATCGGCCACAGTTTGCATAGCGCCTAAAGATGTACGTGCTGTGCCTGGGTCTGCCTGTAATGTAGTTTGACCTGCATCTATTTGACGCATTGTGGCTGGCCAAGATATTTGATCCAAAATCTCATTGATACGGGTGCCACTTAAATCGCCAGGGCTGGATCCTGCCACTGTAGATATTTGTGCATTCTGGGCAAGTCTCATTGCATCTACAGCTTGTATGGTTGTATAGGCAACCTCTGTCGCATCTTTAGGCTGTGTGTTTACATAAGATGTAATAAAGCCAGAAAAGATTGGATATGTGTTGCCATTGTAATTGGCAGTTATCTGCACCTTTTTCATAGGTGTTAAAAGACCAAAAAAAGGCCCGCTTGGGTTAGTGGGATTGAAGTCGCCATTGACATCGACAATACGTAAAGTAAGTTGGCCAGTTTGAAATTGATCTACCAAAGCGCTACGGCCTGTAGATGTTTTAATTAAATTTACTCTGTCGGATACATCAACAATTACAGCTACAGAATCTGCCAATACGTTTGTGCCTAAGATACCAATATCTAACTGCATGGCCTGAGCAGTGGCAGGGCCAGTTGAGAAGTTAATTATTGCATTGATTGTTGGTACAGCCATTATTGAAGGCTTCCCGCTGGTACTAACTTGTTGCCATATTTAAGATTTACTAATACTAATTCGCCAATAGCGTTGATAAGTTTATCGCCACTAGCATTTGGATCAAGGGTTAATGTAGCTGTAGTTTGTGCAGTAGCAGCGGCTGTAGCAGCAGTTTGTGCGCCCATATTGGTTACCCCTTGTGGCAGTCTGGCAAACTCATCTGGTGCTATTTGATTACGGCCTCGGCCAGTTAATTCTCCTAAAGAGTTAAACAGCGCTGGCATACCACTAGCCAAGAAGTTCAAAGCACCTGCAGCTGTAGTGGCAGAAGTAGCCAAAGCATTAGCGGCGGCAACAGCGCCTAACTCAGCATTGTATTTCTTTGCTAAAGCTTCGTTATTGTCTAGGATTGCTAGTTGCGCTCTTAGGCGTAATTTAGTTTCTTCATCGGTTGCCTGGTTAAGCGCCAGGGTTAATCCTATGCGCTCTACATCAAATTTATCTTTGAGTTTATCTACTTCTGATTTAGCCTTTAATTTTGCTATTGCATCTGCTTCTAATTTGTTTTTCTCTTTTAATAATTTGTTTGCTCGCTCAATATCTTTGGTGGCGCTTGGTCCTAAATCATAAGTAAAATTAGAGGCTGGCTTATTGCGATCTTTACTGCCATAAACAGATAAAGCACCTGCCAAAATTGATGCACCTTTGCCACCTGGTTGTAAACGTGTTAATAAATCGGCTAAGCCAGCAGTTTTTGTTTTTTTGGCCAGGCCATCCAATTTACTAATTAACAAAGCTAAACCATAGATTGCATCGCCTATAGATTTTCCAAAACTTTCCATAGCGCTTGCAGCGTCTTCAATACTTTTATCTTTACTTAACAATGATAATGCGTCTAATAATCCTTTGCCAATTTCTTCTGATGCGTTGGCTGCACCCACTTTTAGCAAATCCATTTGGCCAGCATAGGTTTCTAATCTAGCCGCTGATTGACCCGCAAACTTTTGATTAAGTTCGGCCATAATTTTTTCCATGTTGCCAGTTTTTAAAGTGGCTTTGCTTATGCCTGCACCTAATCGACTAAGCCCTGTAGTGTTGCCACTAAAGCCACGTGTTAAAGCTGCGCTGACCTCGGTGAGTGATTTACCTGTAGCCGCACTTATGTTTAAAGCTGTAGATAATGCGTCTTGGCTCTGAGTAACAGATCCAGTAACTGTCAATAATTGTTGGAATGCTGGGCGTAGTTGATCGTCTAATACGCCAGTAGTCTTCTGTAAATTGGCTATGTAGTATTCAACAGATGGTGCTGCAAATGCAAAGCCAGTATTCCTAAGCTGTAACTCTAGAGACTTGGCTGCCTTTTCGTCAGCCATAAATGCAGATACGGCTTTTTTGCTGTAATTAAGTAATGCTGTAGCACTAAAGACCCCAGCAAATACTTTCCCAAAACTTTTAATTTGTTTCTCAAAGGCTGATACTTCCTTCTTGCCTTTTTTTAATCCTTTGTTATCAAAGGTGCTGACTGCGCTGACAATTAAATTAGGCACTATGCAGACTTCCTAAGCTCTGTATCTTTTTTAAACTTAATTGCTACTGTGTCAATAGCCTCGACTACGGCTGGAATAACTTTGTTTTTAGTCTCATCCCAAGCACGGAAAATTACACGGCCTCGCTGCATGCCTTGGCCCTTCATACTGCTTAGCATCTCAGCTGCTGAATTGAACTCAGCTGGTGCATTAGGGTTTAATGATTTGTTGCCTCTAGGTTTATTTAAGCGCCCAGCAGTCTCAAAGATTGCGCCTGATCTAGAATTATTGTAAACATAAAATGCAGCTCTATAACCGCTGTTATTGCGTTTGTTTTGACCTGCTGAATAAGCCACGCCACCTATTGCCAAAGCATAATCGTATGGTGGGAATAATCTTTTAGGATCTTTAATTGTATCTATTGATGCAGTGCCTTTACCCCACCCGCTTAAAACTTCGTTTTGCTGTGGTAGATAACCACGTGCTCGATCCCGCACAATTAACATAGCCCGCTTAACGTTTTTAGACATCTCTCTATTGAGGTCTTTGTCTACTTCCCGCATAGCCTTCTGGAGTTGCTTAACGCCGTTTACCACGACTGGCATTTTTGATCTCCTTAGCTCTGTCTGTCAATACCTGAATTATTGCTAGATACATTTCAGTATCCATATCAATAAACTCTCTAGGCGGTATTCCAGTCTCTACGCTCAACTGAGCAATAGTGTAAACGATTGAAGACCGCTCAGTTATTTTTTTTCTTCGTCTAATACCTCGACAGTATCTAGAGTGTCTATAAACTCTGATCCCCATAAAGGTATCTGTGCGCCAGCCCTGCGTAAGCATTCATAAGCCAGCCAGAATATCTCTGTTTGACGCTCATGCTCACGCAAGACCTTGCTAATTCCTGATCCGTACTTTAACTCGAAAGCGTACTCGACACCTGGTGTGATCTTATGCTCTGATACTTCACCATTAGCCCTTGTTATCTTTAGCTTTGCCATTGTTACTCCTTAATTAAAATGCCACCGATGGAGACACTGTTACTGCGGAGTTTACTGTAAAGGACAGACTTGATGTTGCAACTTCAGCCACGCCACCTTGACCAATTGGGGTCAGGTTATTTACCAAGATTGAGAATTGGTAAGTTGGGTTTGTAGCTGATACGGCAGTGCCTTTAACAGTAATTACTGATACTGCTAAGTCT